TCTGCCGCATGCATTCCTTGATCGAGATCCCATTATACCAGCACTCGGTGCAGAAGTTATGGCGGAAGGTGTACTGGGAGATCCCGGAACCTTTCAGCCCGGCTTTTTCGAGCATACGGCGGAAGATCCCGTTATACTTCGCCCGCGTCATAATCTGGCCGTCTTTATCGCCTAAGACGTTCTCGGTGGGGATTTTATCAAGCACATGCTGCAAGCCCCGGCAAATCGAATCTGAGACGGTCACGGAACGGATGGACTGGTTCGTTTTAGGATAATACACCGAAACGAATTTATTCACTTCAAACTGTGCGCTTTTTGTAATCGAGACGGCATTATTTTTGAAATCAAAATCTGACTTCGTCAGAGCGTACGCTTCCGAAGGGCGGCACCCGGTACCATAAAGCAGGAGCAAAAGAAGACGTTCCTGGGGCTGAAGGACAGCCGAGCGGAGCTTTTGTTTTTCCTCTTCCGTCAGAGCCCTTCTTTCGTTCGGAACATAACGGGGCAGGTCGATGCCGGTACACGGATTTTTTACCAGGATCCCATCATCCCGGGCAGAATCAAAAATCTGCTTTATCGTAATATAATTGATTTTAGCGGTCCTGGGGTGGTCGTGGTATTCGTTTATAACATTTTGAATCATTAGCCTGTTGACTTTCCGGAGGGGCAGGTCGTACAGCTCATGAAAGCGCTTGATAGCGTTTTCATACATAATACGTGTCTGGACCGCTTTATTCCCCTTATAGATCCGGAGCCATTTATCAGCATAGCTGCCGAAGGTCGTCTGATCATTTACGATTAGACCGGACAGGAGATCCGACTTCGCATCAAATACTTTTTTTTCAAGTTCTTTTATAGTAGGCGCGGACAAGTATTTTTTAATCGGCTTCCCGTCGGCATCGTACCCGATCTGGATCGTGGTCCGGTAAAGACCGCTTTTTTGTTTGGTATATTTTGCCATGATTAACCTCCTATATCCCGAACAATATCATAAATATTTTCGGTGTTTTTAAAAACCAGAAGAACAAGACTGTGATCATTTTCACCTACAAGTTTAACAGTTATTTCGATATCGTCAACACGCTCCAGGCTAAAATTTATATCAAGTTCATTCACATAAGATAAAACATTATCTTTAATCTTTCTCCATTCAACTTTTGATTCGGGATCCCCGTCAAAGGCTTTTCGTGAAACAGCGGTCAAGCCATCACCCCAGAGAGAAACCTCGACGGAATCATCCGAATTACTGAAAGAATAATTATAAGGACTGTATTTTAAATCTATCTTTGACGAATTGATAGCCGATTCAATCCTTTTTGATTTGCGGTTCCTTACTTTTCCAATAATAAAAACAACGATAAAAGCCAATAGGACAATACCGCAGACCTCAAGGATCCGGGCACGCAGGGCGCCTCTGTCAACAACCGGACCGTCAGGATCAGAATGATATGCCATAAGACCTCCTTCCTAAATCAAGGCTTTTAAAATCTTTATAGCAGTTTGAATATTTTCAGGCTTTACTTCCAGCGCTACTTTATAAAGCAAAGCCCTTTGTGATCTTTCGCTTTCGTCGCCTATAATGGGCTGATGGTCAATAATAGCGGTGACAGGCTCCTGGCCTTCCGCATTATAAGTCACCTTTACTTCGGGAGCCCCATCAAAACCCATAAGCCATTCAGGGGAGCAATTAAAAATTTCGCTCATTTCGTTTATATAGCTGCGTTTTATATGCTCGACTTCCGCACGTTCCCATTTGCTAATAGTAGATTTGTTCACCCCGAGCTTTCGCCCGAGATCTTCCGCAGTCAGCCCCAGTTCCTCACGTTTGCTGCGGATTCGTTTACCTAATTGTTTCATTTTAGAACACCTCCTTGTAAAACCTATATCGGCCACTTTAGGGAATATTTTAACACAAGTGATTATATTTTTCAACAGAAAGTAAAAAAAAGCAACAAAAATATTAAAAAGTGGTTGACAAAGAAACAATCGGGTGATAATATGGACTTGTGGCGAAAAACGAAACGAATCGAAAGGAGGATAAAATGATAAAAAACGAGCTTCGCTCCATAATGATTAAGCACGGAGACAGCAACCAGGATCTGGCGGCAGCGATCGGGATATCACCGCAGGCTGTATCCAGCAAGCTGAATGGGAAGCGAAATTTTACCTTAAAAGATATAAAAGGGATTATAAGCCGGTATGCACTCAACCCCGAGGACGTACAAAGAATTTTTTTTACCTAAAAAGAGGCGAAAAACGAAACAAAGACAACAAAAAGGAAACAGAAAGGGGAACGACCATCACATGATTATTAAAGCAAACAAGCTCAGAGAACGGGGACTTCCGTCGAGCAAGATCCGCCAACTTTGCCACATGCAAGGCAGCCCATTCTTTCAGACAGCAGAAGGCGGCACCTGGTATGTCGATGAGGTAAAGCTCGACAAATTCCTCGACAAACTGGCAGAAAGGAAAGAGACATATGCATAAAGACGAACTAAGCCTGGACGATATAATATCCCTTTTTAGCGTAATAGGGATGCTGCTATCCATCATCATGCTGGTGGGCATAGCCGGAGGAGTTGACTGCGACAACATAACAATATTTGACGCAGCAAAGAAGGGCATCGTGTGGTGCATTGTACTGACATTGTCAGTCATGGGGATGTTGAAGGTCGAGAAGAACGACGAGGAGGACGAATATGGAAACCTCTAACGTCAAGATGATTTCATATCGCACCCGGAGCGGATGGCTTGCACACCGTAACGGCATCGGAGGATCCGAAGCTGCTGCCATCTTAGGTTTAAATCCTTATTGTAACAACGTAGAACTTTGGGAACGCATAACCGGGAGAAGCAAGCCGGAGGATATCAGCAAGAAGCCATATGTTCTTTATGGTACAAAAGCAGAAAAACATTTAAGAGAACTTTTTAAACTGGACTTCCCGGAATACAAAGTGAATTATAAAGCGAACAATGTATGGACAAATGACAGATATCCCTTCGCTCACGCTTCCCTGGACGGATGGCTCGAAGATCAGGATGGCCGGATGGGGATATGGGAATGCAAGACTACAAACATCCTCCAGAGCATGCAGAAAGAAAAATGGAACGAAAAGATTCCGGATAACTACTATGTTCAATGCCTATGGTACCTCGCCATCACAGAATTTGACTTCTGCGTTTTAAAGGCGCAGCTCAAATCAGAATTTAAGGATGAAATATATCTGCAGACAAAACACTACAAATTCGAGCGGTCAGAAGTACAAGAGGATATCGATTATCTAATGGAAGAAGCAACAAAATTTTGGGAATACGTCGAAAGTGACAAAAGGCCGCCATTAAAACTGCCAAATATATGAAAGGAGGAAAACGATGAAAGCACTTGAACTCACAGGCCAGCGCTTCGGAAAGTTGGTCGTATTAAATCGGTGCGGAAGTAAACACGGGCATGTGGCATGGCGCTGCAAATGTGATTGTGGTCGGGAAATAATCACAATAGGATCACACTTAAAAAGCGGCACATCAAGATCATGCGGATGCGTAAGAATAGTTTTGAAAAATTCAAGGATTGGGCACTGGCGCATGGATACTCAGATGTTTTAACAATAGACCGGATAAACGTAAATGGCAACTATGAACCATCAAACTGCCGATGGGCAACAAGGGCAGAACAAAATAAAAACAAAAGGAGAACATCACATGGAACTAAAAGTAAAACAGGTTACGCTTCCTGAAGCAATCGAATTTAACTTCGCAGAGCTGAAGCAGGAAATCACCGAACGGACAGAGGCATATGTCGGAATGGTATATACCGACGACCAGATCAAAAGCGCAAAGGCTGACGTGGCAATGCTCCGAAAGTTTACAAAGGCATTATCAGATGAGCGCATCAGGGTAAAAAAGGAATATTTAAAGCCTTATGACGAGTTCGAGGCAAAGGTCAAGGAACTTTCAGGGATCGTGGACAAAGCAATCGTGAACATTGATTCACAGATTAAGATCTTCGACCAGATCAAGCAGGACGAGAAAAAGGCAAACATCGAGGAAATGTTCAAGGATATGCTCTTCCCGGAATGGATGACCGTCGAGCAGATCTGGAACCCGAAGTGGCTGAACGCATCGACGAGCATGGCATCGATTGAGAGCGAGTTATTAAACCAGAAGAACGACATCATCAGGAACTGCCAGACGCTGGCAACCCTGCCAAACTATTCACACGAGGCGGTGCTTTTCTACCAGAAGACGCTGGACGTATCCGGAGCGCTTGCAAAGGTAACAGAGCTGGCGGAAATCGAAGCCAAGAAGAAGAAAATGCTCGAGGAAGAAGCAAAGAAAAGGGAAACAGAAAACGCTTTTATTCCGGTACCGGAACAGAGCCCGGTGATTGAGGTCGAGAGGATCCAGGAAGAAACAGATTCTAAAAATTTAATGTGGGTAAAATTTGAGGCGCTTCTTTCAGAGAAAACCGCTGGAATGTTAAAAGATTTCTTTG